TCTCATACTATAGCCAGGTCTATCTTCTAGAAATAGTTTCTCCTGGTCTTTCTGCATGATTATGAAATCGTTGGCGTCATCTTTAGTATCGAAGAGCTTCACAGCTCTAACCTTACCTTTCTTCATAACCGCCGTTTTATCTTCGCTTTGCCATTTCTCTTCTTTGTTACAGATTTTATCGTCCCAGAAATGACGTTGAAGGCGTTGTTCGATGTAGTCCTGTTGAGCTTGCTTACTCCACAAGTCAATAGGTATAATCGTTAGAGGATGTTGAGGATAGTTATCGCTATTAGATGCTGACTTTTGAGACCAGTCTTTAGCGAACGCAACAATAAATAACCGCTTCACGCTCCACCCAGATTCAGACATCAGGTTAGCTAGTACATTTAACTGCTGCTCCCATACTGGTTTGACACCATGCATGAGGGCGTAAGCGGAAACGGTTTTAATATCGTAGATTCCAGAATCTTCTAGATCGTAAATATCCACTTGCCCGCTTATAACATGCTCAGCGTAAGTGTTGTGGAATCTTTTTTCAACTAAAGTTTTAGAATTAGATAGGTTTGCTAGTTCGCAAACGGAGTGGACAGCACTACCCCATACTGCCCAGACACGGTCTGACACATCTTCTGATATTTTGTCTCTGTGCTCTTTTCTAAGAGCTAGGATTTGCGGTGAGTCTATTAGCTGGGTAACGCTAATGTCTGACTTTTTGGGTCCTGTAGTATAAGGGTTGTACTGAAGCATATTGCACAACCATTCAGGATAAGAATTCTTATTGGTATATGTTCCCACGAAGCTCTCCAAAGTATAAAAAAATAATTATATCACACCCAATACTTTCGAAAGAAGCCTAATTTAGTCTGGAACTATTGGACATAAGCTCTTGAAATCCTTAGCTCTTATGACAACATAACCATCTTCAAACTTCATGTGACGTTCATGCAAATACACGACTGGACTCCTGTGTTCGGCTTCTCTAACGGCTTGACCCATAGCTGAATGCAACCAGTCAGGTAACACCTTGCGATGCTTCACTTCTATAGACAGGTGAGGATGCTCTACGTCTCTCCTACTTTCCCCGTTGCATCCTGTTCTTTGCCCACCAAAAAGCTTTGCTGCTTCTCGTTCTACGTTTTTCCAATTACTCGTTCTCATGTAAAGCTCCGTCAAAAGGTGTGCTCTTCTGTCCGACATATTTTTCGTAAAACTCATGCTCAGACCCTCCGTAATCATGGAATCTCATGCTCTGTTCTCCATAGTCTAGACCGCACATTGGTTCAAAACCTCCGTGCCTGTTTTTGAAACACTCCAAAGCTGCCTGAGGTGAAGATGGTGGGTTACCAGACTCCCTGGATTTTTCTTCAATTTTGTTTCTGTGTACCATGAACCCAGCATCAACTAAGTCAGTCAATTCTGAAGCGCCTTTTATATCATACTTGCTTCCCCTTTTGGTCTCATCATCAGGTTTTCTTACATGAGCAACTAAGTGTATGCACAATCCAGTATCTCTACAAACGTTAGCCAATATATTTGCAAAGTTTTTCTGAGCAAGGTATATGTTTCTCTGTTCAGATCCTAGATTGACCTTCATGAGCGAGTCAATAACAAATTGAGTTACCCCTAATTCTTCCTGAGCATATCTAGCTGCGGCAATTAACTGTTTAGCTCCACAATCTACCTCGCGAGTGTATATCCACATCTTGTTGTTTAACCAACACCATGCTTCTTCTGCGTCTATTGGGTCAGGATATATATCACCTGTAATCTGTCTTGCTAATCTCTCAAGTTGATATACTGGAGCCAATTCAGGAGACCAGAATAACACCTTCTCATCTCTTGTTGAATAATCTCCCGTCATCAGGTATAACATAACTTGTTGAACTACAAGGCTTTTTCCGTGACCGTTCATGCCAGCCCAGATAGTCAGAGTATTTGGCAAGATACGGAAATCTATATCCCAAGGCAACCTGCCGCCAGGCTTTGCATCTTTGTTGCTTAGATGCTCTAAAGCTTCGTCAACGAAAGCTATTGGAGACTGGACAAATGATTTCTCTACCCCTTCAGAATATTTATTTACTTGCTCTTCATCTAATTCTAGTTTTGTAGCTATTTCTCTAGCTCGTTTATAATCAACCATTAAAAATTACTCCAGAATACTTCCTTTTTCTTTAGCGGTTGGGATTCCCAGACTCTTGTTTCTAAATACTTCCTCAAGCCTGGTACCCACTTACCCTCGTCATTAGTCCATTGCTCTGATTCTTTGCGTTGCTCTAGATCTTCAACTATCAAATCAACAATAGACTCATCGCCAAACTCCCTCCACGTTTTAGTATCGCGAGCGATTGTGTTGCGTCTATGCTCAGGATAAGCAGACCACACACGCATGAATGCTGTCTTGTCCTTATTCTTTTTATTATTTATATTCTTTGTGTCAGCTACGCTGCTGACTAGCTGGTCAGACGCGTTGCTCTCTACCTGCTGACTAGCTACGCTGCTCTTTACGTATTGCGCATGTGCATCAGCTGATTCGCAGATGGTATACAAAGAAGTAGTGCCAGCTCTAGCAGTTATGTCGATATAACCAAAGGACTTCAGGTCCTGCATGTAGTTCTGGATACTGCCCTTGGTGTACATAGGCATCATTGCCTGTAATGCTTCCAAGTGTATCGGTCTAGTATTGGTAGTCCTGTGATTGCGCCACGCTAGTACAGACATCAAGCATCTGAGTTGTCCTGCTTTGAGTCTTGTATCCCCGATGATACTCGCTGGGAATAATCCATACCTGTGGGATATGGGTAACTGGGAAAGATCATTTCCTTTATCCATTTAGGTGTTTCCTGGTCGTTTAATGTTAATTCAAATGCAGCTATATATTTGATTATCCAATTAGGACACTTTCCCTTCTTGAGTTCCAGCATCATAAGGCAATCTTTATAATGTTCTTCAAACAAGTTGAAATGGGTATTAGACCTGAACATCATGTTAGCTGGTATACCTTGCCAGCCTGTTATGACGTAATCATTCTGGTCGTAACACCAATCAGGCAACGTGTTTCCATCCTGTACTTCCGAATCCTCCGGAAGATCTTTCTGATTCTTCTGCATAAAGTACCTCTAAATCGCATTCTTCTGTTTGAACGTCAGATACTGGTATGAGTATGAACTGCATAATCTTCATATCTGGCGTAATAAAAACATCCCTTTTAGATACATTTATCAAATGAATATGTATCTCTCCCTGGTATCCAGAGTCTATAACACAAGCTCCAGCAATAACGTTAAGCGTGGTACATACACCAGACTTGTTAAATGCTATTAATGCGTAACCTTGGGGTATGTCTACCTTGATACCACTAGGTATTTTTATAGCATTACCTGGTGCTACCTTAGTGATAGAGAAATCCGACGGTACAAAGAAGTCGATACCAGCATCAAGCGAGTGTGCTCTCGTCGGTGGTATCACCTTCCTCACCCGTGAAAATCTTAAGTTGTTCATCGTCTATTTCCTCCACAATGATTGAGTAACCGTTCTCTTCTTCATCTAGATCCATATTGTCTGTAAGCGTTTTCTCTGCAAAAGACAGGACCGCTAAAAGAAACTGCAGTACCGGTTTACTTGATGTAGTCAGCTTTACTTGGTAGTTCATCTTCCTTTAATCTCCTTACCCCGTTTATGTAATCTTCCAACCCCTGAAGATAGCCACATGCATCTACAAGGTTGTCTCGTTTGTGGTGAAAACTCTCTCGCGACAGCTTCAATGCTACCAGCATCTTGTACATATCCTCGATGAGCAGCTCTTTACCAGTCATTCCGATAAATATCAATCTGGCTCTTGCCATGCTCTCTGAGAATTCACCATAATTCTCGTGGTCTGTTATTCTTTCCACAACTATTTCCTTAGCTTCGTCTAAGATTGGCTTTTCAAAGTTAGTCATAAGATTGCTCCCCTCATGTTGTCATTAACAAAAAGATCTTTCTTGCGTTTCATTTCTTCCACGGAATCTGTTGGTTTGTAACCATACTTTTCAGCAAACTGGTCATAGAATTGAGCACAAGGCCTTAAAGCCCACTTCTCACCGTCATAATCAGACATTTCAGTTTTTGAGAACAACAAACCCCAATGTCTTTCGTACACATGCAAGGACCCAAGATTAAAGGTTAATGTACCTAACCTTGGATATACATACTCCAAACCCCTTAATCTCGCTTCTAGATAGTTACGCATCAACTGTAGAAACATAGAGGCGCAGAACATATCATTGCATAACCCAAAGATGGCATCACAAGAACGCATGTTCCATATTAAATGAAGAACATCATCTCTTATTATGAACTGTATGAAACCAGTGCAAGGATAATCATTTAGATTCTTCTCGTAATGATCTACATTGAAGATAGGTATAACAGCTCTTCTACTATCTGGATTCATTATCAGCTCGTCAGCGGTATGATACCAAGGCTTGCCAAAAATGTAACAACCGTAGTTGCTTTCTATCTTCCCATCATCATCTTTGATTTTGTCCCAAATAGATGCTAGTTTACCCATGTTACCAACGTATGGGGACTGCCCTAAGTAGAACAGGAACTCAGCTACTGCATATTCTGACTTCCATCTACGATCTATATCGTCTATACTTAACAACGTAGGATCTTCTAACGTATAACTTGCGTTATGTATCTCTATGGTATTGCCAACCTTAGATCCAAACCTACGTATATCTAACATCACGCCTGCATAAAGTTCATTCATACATAGTGATATTCTCTGCTTTTTCATCATCATCTGGATATGGCCACCCTTCTTGATAGTTACCCCAGAAGAATTCCTCTTCTTCTGAGCGTTTGATTTTAGGTTCCTTCTCCTTCTCTTCTAGCTGCTTTAGCTTTTCCTTGTTTTCCATTTTTCTTCATCATCATTTCAGCATACTCCCTGAGCGATACACCAAACATTTCTTCGAATCTCTCTGACCAGGTTATTCGACCCTTTGGGGTCAATTGATTTCTTCGAGTCCAACAGTATCTGGCAAAGCACAACTTTAGCTTTTCGTAGTCTTCCGGATCGTGGCTTAATTTCCGAGATTTCATTTTCTATATCCCTATAAAAGTAGAATCCGGTCTGTTCAAATGCTAAGCTATGCCTCTCTACAGACCACAGTAATATCTGTAGCTCTGAAGTATTGATACCGCATGCACTACTTAGCTCCTTTACGGATACGCCATTCTCTGGTATACAGGTGTAGTAACTTGGATTAAATTCCTTATCTCTCCACGACCCAAAGTTGACATATTCCATAAACCCTTTACAACACTTCTGTGTTTCTTCGCAATAGTCGTAGTTCCTACAACCTGTGCATGGTGGTTCTGGTTGATCATTCATTCTTCTTAGTAACTTCAATACGTTCATGCATTTTCCTAAAACAAAAAGGGGCACTAGCGTTAACTAGCACCCCATGTGTTGTTAAGACCGGTGGTAAACAGACACTCTGTCTGAATACTTGATTGGCAGATCTTGAGAATACTTGCTATACAGAAAGTTATATATTCGTTCATATCTGCGGTTTGTCAACTTACCACTTGTTTTGTGTTCGATAACCCATGGGTGGTCTTGACCTAAAGCTTTTTTCCATGTGCCATCTTGCAGTGCTTTGATAGCTGCACCTACTCTAGAACCTCTACCACGAAACCAATAAGCTTTATGACCTTTCTTTTTAGCCAGCTTTTCGTAGTGAGATATCTTGGATATAGGAACATCCTTCGCTATCAACCTGCGCGTAGCGTAATTACCTTTAAGTTCGTCTCTTGACATATAGTCTCCCTTGCACCGTTGTTAATGGATCCAAGTGTTAGATAGCCACGGTGCCACAGCTACCTAATCTCTTTCTTTGCCCTATCTCGAGCTGTTTTACCAGGCCTGGACACGCCAGTCTTATCGAAGCAATACGAGTGATAAGTTGGTAAGTTACCAAGCTTGGCAAATTGAGTTTGAGTCATGAATTTCTTCAGTTTAGACTCGTGTTTTGTTTGTTTGCTCATTGTGTTTATTATACCTCGTCGTTAAACAACGAATTAAATCATTATTTAACCATTAATAAACGGCAAAGATCTTGAACAACCTCAGATTTCTCGTTAGGTTCTTCGCCGCATGTTGTGCACGCTACTACACCATCCTTCTCACGTTCTACTGTAACATGCCACATGAGACGCATACGGTCTTCCTTGATTCTTATTACCACTGAATCACCGTTCTCTAACTTCATTCGAAGCTTTCCCCTGGTATCAAAAGAGCGTCGCCCACAATACCGTTCTTGACTTTCTCATTAACCTTGTAAGGCTTCCATAGACCTTCCTCGTCAACCAGCATAACGTGGTGCTCAGAGAAGACCCTAGCAATCTGTGTCGGCACACATTCCACATACCCACCAACTGCCTTTTGCCAGTTCTTAAGCGAGTGTTCTTCTTCCCATACTTCAACTGTGCCGTTCTGTTTGAGTAGATAAGATTTGTCTCTTTCGAACTCACTTGGTTCCTCCGTAATTTTCGGTTCTATTACTTTGTCCCACATTTTCTTTCTCCTTCATTTCTTGCATCAAACGTTTGTCCCAAAGCTCCTGCATCAACCTATCGATGATATGGTTGCAGTCAGTTTCATTGAGGGTTAAGGTCGATAAACGACCATCTTTTTCTGAGTATCCCATTACGTCTACTAGAAATTCTCTGTCGAAGTCTTTGTTCCTGTTGACAACGACTGTGCGTTTTGGTGGGTCAATCACGTGTACACCACCCACGGGTGACCGTCTTCAAAAGCTTCAAGAGCTAAATCTCTGCTCTCTTTGTTGAAATTATCGTATGCTACCTTGCTGCAACGGTTGTGCCAAACAGGACCCTCAGCTTCATCGTACAGTCTATCTTCCCATGCTTTGTATTCTAGGAGAGTAGAAAACGATGTTTTGTCACTAAACCGTACGCAGTCGCAGTCCATACCGCCATATACAACGTATATCGTATTAGTCATGATTTATTCCTCGCTATGGTCGAACTCGAACATTTGCTCGTTACTATTAAATGGTGCGATGTACTTCTCGGTGAAACAATCTTCGCAAATAACTTCACCACACCGTGTTGTGTATTGATAGTCGTGCTCTTGTGTCTCGCAGACCTGACATAGCATTTTCATAGTATGATCCAGGTAAAAAAAAAGGGACCCCGAAGGGTCCCGTAATTAGGAGGAGGAGATAAACGGTTACCTTGCGATAACCATGGTTTTCCCGTTGGTCTTAACGGGAATATGCTCGATGATACCGTCAGAGTCGATACCAAAAGCATCCGAGAGCTGCTTGCCTTTGATCGCAAGCACAGGATCTTTACCATCTTTTGTCTTCTTCCCGTACACCTTGTTCTTACCAGTGTCAGAGAATTTGATGGTCAGTACGTCTTTTTCGATTGTTGCGTCGTAGCGATCGCCAGGTTTGACTGTTGCAGGAAGCTGCTTCTTGGTCAACCAGACCAAACGTGCACCTTTCTGTGTGTACAGTTTTACTGTTGAATCGCTTGGTACTGCTGCTGCTGTTGCTGCCATAATTAACGCTCCTTGTGCGTGTGGTTATTTTGAGTAAGTAGATAGATCTTATCTCACCCACATATCTAAATAACAATCACAATTTTTTATTGTGGGTGCATCCATCAATAAGTTTTGTTTATTTATCTGATTTGTTCTCTTCCGCTCTCAGAACATCCTCGAACAGCATCCAAACGCAGATTAATTTCTCGCGCTTGCTGCAGGTGTCATACCCGAACTCTCCAAAGCAATTGATAGCAAAATTATCGAGGGATTCCTCAAGAATCTTGAGCTCTTCTTTGGTGATTTCCTTGGATTTCTGAACGACAACTTCCTTTAAATATTCGATCATCTCGACTCTCCGTGTTTATTTCCAAGTGAAATATAATCTTATCTCGCCCACAAAAAAGGTTAACAATTAGTATTATTTATAGCTGGTTTATCAGTTGATAACAGTGGGTTTATACTTGGTGTGAAGTGCTAGGGCGCCTGTGATTTATTGGAGTGGAACCTCTGTTTTAATCAACCTGATATACCGGGTTCACGCACACACGCATATTCTCTGGGATTCCAACAGAAATGCTGGTTTCCCTGTGTTTTGTGCCAAAACCGAAACGGATTCCCGTGTTTTGTGCCAAATCGGGTTTTATTGGCAACCGATATATGGATTTAAGCAAAAAAAATGGGGCCCCGAAGGACCCCGACAAAAGCTTGGATTTTATTTCGTGAGGGTGATAACCCCGTCTTTGGCGGTGGCAGCCAACATGTCGATCACGCCGTCAGCTTCGTGCCCGAAAGCTTGAGTGATGGCCTTCCCGATCACGCAGAGAACCGGCTTGCCCTTTTTGTCGCTCACTTTGCGGCGACCATCCGGATTCGATCGCAGTACGATTTGGCCGCTTGATAGTTCGACATCGAATCTCTCGCCGGGCCCAAACCCATGCTTGGCAAGCTCGTCCTTGTGCGTCATCCAGATCAGACGTCCACCGCGCTGAGAATATAATTTAACGTTATTCATTTCGTTTATCTCCCTGATAAGCTGAGCTTATCCAATAATGATACGATTAATTTCATATCATGATTAAGATTATAAAATATATTTTCGAAAAATAACAATAAAAGTTTTTTATATATGGCCAAAAGCTCGAAAGAATCTCTTATAAATCAAAGTTAAGTATATAATAAAATACTAATATTCGGGCGGGGTTGTTCCGGTTCATTCAGGATTGTTTCTCGATTTTTCAAAGTTATAAATCGGGCTTTTACTTGGGGTTCGAACAAATTGGCTTTTTTCTAAATTTTCCAGAAATTTTAGGTAGTCAGCTATGCGTCAGCTACGTTGCTCTTCAGCTGGTCAGCTGCGCTGCTGACGTAAAGAATAGTAATAAATATAAAGAATATAGGGCCAGCAGCTGGTTCGGTTGATGTTGTTATTAGAAAGCACCGCCCGTGATATAATATTAGTACCGGGGGTGACGAATGAATTCGACAGGCGGTAACCCCAAAGTGGATAAGCTTGGACGTGGGTTTGATCCCCACCACCTCCACCAGAGGAATAGAAATGTATACAGAATCAATGCAGATTGCAGAGCTCTTCAGGGATCCTAGAAAGATTCAGAGGGCTACGCCTTTTAACCGAGTTATATCCCAGACGTACGGTAAGGGTAAGCCAGAGTTTTCGCAGCAAGCTCCGCCACCAGGTGAAGACAGTCCTCCTCCTGAAGCACCACCAGATTTTTCTGCTCCACGACCTGATCCACGTTGGGGATTCTACTAATGAATCTAGCAGACCTGTTCGACAACAGTAAGTGGGAGACTCATGAGGTCGCTGCCGTCCCCAAAAGAGGCGGCGAGGTAGAAAGAAGGCGGTATATCGGTGGCGGTCAAGCACCTTCTGCCGCAACAGTTGCTGCTAGTACCCCAACTAATGAAAAAGATTCGTCTATTTTTGGTGGATTATTCGCGCCTAAAGATGTACTTGGTATATCAAATTTTTCAGGACCTTTCGAGTCTGGTGAGCAGTATGTAGGAGGTGATAAAGTTTACCGTAAAGGCGGCATGAGTTACGATGTAGCTGATCCTAGCAGACACCACGCTAGGTTTAATCCAGGTGGCCATGGAGCGCCGCGAAAGCCAGAGGGAGACAGTTATTGGAAATCAAATACTATACGCGATTTTGGCTTAAACAAGGGTGGATACGATTGGGTAGAGGGTAATCGACCGTGGGCCCCAGAAGAAGGTCTTGTTTCTCCGCGAGAAGAAACTGGCATTATTGATAGTGTAGCAAACGCTATTGCAAAAGCTAAAGATTTTGGCTCAAACGCTGTAGATACTGTTGGGGAATACATTCCACAAAGTGTAAAAGACGTTTATGATTACGTTGATAATCCTCCAGCTAGCACTATAACTCCTGAGGCGGTAGAACAACGGGAGGCTCAAAAAGGTATCGGAAACGTAGATACTATGGTTTTTGACCAGATCGAGCGGGCTATAATGGCTGAATTTGAAGATCCTAGCCAACGAGGGAAATGGTCAGAAGAAAGAGCTTATTATCAACAGCTTTTAGCGGGAGGCATGGATAAATCGACAGCCGCTATAATGGCAGCTAGAGAATTTGGCCACCCTACTAGAAAAACTAGAGACGAAAGACGCAGAGAAGGAGAGGCAGAAAAGCTAAAAACACTGCAGTTCTTAAAAGATTCAGGACAATTACAAACTGCCCCTAATGGCACTCAATATATACCTTTTGGATAAAAAATGGACATTTTAGATATCTTTAGACAAGTAATTAAGGGCGGCGGCGACCGGTTAGCTAATCAGTTTGCGCCTGTTACAGAGCAAGAGCGTATGGCTAACATGCAGCAAAGGCCTAATATGCCAGGGTATCAAACCCCTGCCGGGGCAGATAGCATCGCTGGTCGCTTTGCTGGCCAATTCCCAACCCAAGACGACATGCAGCGCCATCGCGGCTCGGCGTATACTGTTCCTGATGCAACGAGGCAGCAAATTATGCAGGATTACGACAGCGGCGTAGATTTTGGTTACGAGGGCTCTGGGCAGTTACCAGCTGACGTGGTAGATAAAGTCCTAATTGAAGAAAGAATGAGGCAACGCTACAAAGCGATGCCAGGATCACCGGTAGCTTACTGATGGCTTGGCAAAAAGGAACAAGCGGGAACCCAAACGGTCGGCCACGAAAATCTCAAAAAACAATGGCCCAACTAAGAAGCCAGATATCTGAGCATTTACCTGATGTTATTGAGGTTTTGGCCGGCGCTGCTAAAGAGGGTGACGTTCAGGCCGCTAGAATCCTTGTAGAAAGGTGTGTACCGTCTATGAGAGCTATCGACCAGAATGTTAACATCAACGACTCTATGAGAGAACTGACAGATAATGAACTCGTAGAGCTTATCAAAGAGTTTGAGGACAGCATGGAGCCTACCTCAGAAACTAAACACTAGGAGGCATCATGCCATCTGTTCATTTCCCATACGACGACTCAGGCAAAAAGGCGGCTCAGAGAGCCGTTGGTCTACACCCCGCGGCACGATTGGTTGCTGACAAAAGCTACAACAAACCTAAGCCAAGCAAGCCCGGCAGAGTTAAACCCAAGCGCACAGACGAAGTTCCTAGCGGCAATAGATACGCTTAATTATGGCAGCTTTAACACTTCTGCCTGTAGATACGATCTATTTTACATATGATACGTATACTACCGCAGATGCTCTTGATTATGCTGAAGCCCCTAGTACTCTAGCGGAGAAGATAATAGATTCTTCTACTTACTTGACAAAGGTAAAATCTTTATCCGTAGGAGACGATTACAGTTATACCAAGAACATTAACACTATAGCTAGAACGACTGGCACCTTGGCTGCGGCTGCAACCACTACTGTCGATATAGCTATATTGGCTGGAGATAATTTTCCGGCATCAGGCAAAGCTTTGATAGGTGCTGAAATAATCTCTTATTCAACGACTACGGAAACTTTTAGCTCGACAACGGCCTTGAACACTCTTGTTAGAGCGCTGTCCGGGACTGTTGACGTATCTCACGGCGTATCTACAAACGTTTTCCCAATAGAGGCTGGTGTAGTAATAAGCATAGATCATAACAAAGATGATGATGTTTTTCAAATTCACACTTCTTGCACTATACCATCTGCACAGTACGCTACAATAGTTGGAAATAATTTATTCGCTATACCGGCCTCTGAAGTTGCTATGGTAAAATATGCAGCATGAGCTTAGCATATACTCTTGTACATAGTTACCCCAGGGAAGAGATACGTGCTATCCTTGCCACAGAGCTCGAAAGGAGAGTAGATGATGGGAAAGACAAATGGATTGCTCTTGAGGGACCGCAACGAGAGTTCGTATATAGTGAGCATCCTCACATTCTCTTCGGAGGTGCCCGAGGAGGATCGAAATCTGTTGGAATGCTGCTGGCTTTCAGGAGACATGCAGAACTATACGGATCAGATGCTCACGGGTTACTATTCCGTAGAACTTACCCGGAAACAGGGGAACTTGTTAAGCTAGGACAAAGCGTTTTTGTCAAAGAAGGTTGGGAGTGGAAGGTAGGGGAAAGAAAGTGGGTAAGCCCTAAAGGATCTACCCTGCAGTTAAAGCATCTGGATGAAGATAATGATGCTATGAAGCTGCAAGGCTTTTCGGTTACCTTCTTAGGTTTTGACGAGCTTGGAAACTGGCCTTCGCCAGAGCCTATAGATTTGCTGCAGGCTACAATGAGATCTGCGGCTGGTGTGCCCACGCTATTTAGGGCAAGCGCAAACCCGGGCGGCCCCGGGCACGGCTGGGTAAAAGAGAGGTACATAGACAAGGAGGAGGACGGGAAGCTTTTTATACCGTCTAAGATAACGGATAACACCCCGTTAATGGATAATGACCCTGGTTATATTGACAGGATCAAAGCTTCCGGGCCAGAATGGTTGGTAAAGGCCTGGCTTGATGGCGACTGGAATATAGCGCCTGGAGCATTTTTTGAATCAATTTGGAATCCTGTAGATCATGTAGTAGAACCGTTCGAAATACCACTAGAGTGGCGCAGATGGAAAGCTTATGATCACGGGTATAAATCCCCTGCGGGGTGTGTGTGGTTTGCTCAAGATTACGATGGGTGCGTATATTTATACAGAGAGAGATACTGGGCTGACAGACCTAACGTGGGGTCTGAGAGCCCAATCGAGTTAATAGCAGAAGAAATATTGGATGCTGAGGAAAGGGAAAAGAACGTAGGTGTAAAATTTAGAAGTAACATAGCAGATTCAGCTATATTTATGAGAGACGGCAGACATAAGTCTGTTGCTGACGTGTTTAACGATTACGGCGTTTTCTGGGAACCAAGCGCGAAAGGTCCAGGATCTAGAGTCCAAGGGCTTAACGAGTTTATTGACAGACTAAACGCAGGTTCTTTCAAGGTTTTTGCAAATTGTAAGCATTGGTTAAGAACAGTTCCATCGCTACCTGCAGATCCAAAAAGGATTGAGGATATAGACACTAAAGCAGAAGATCATTTGTTTGACGCTACAAGGTATGGCTTAATGCAGAAAAGAGCAAAATCTAAGAAACCTAAACCAAAGAAAACTGACCCTAATCCATTTACTCTAGAGTGGTTAGACAGGTTAGAAGAACTTTACGAGGACTACGAAAATGGCTGACTTGGAAATTTCCGCGTCAAGCTCTATGACAGCCCCTGAGCTTTCGACAAGCTCAAAGGGTTTGATCAGAGAGTTCCAGAATAATCTAGCGCTTTCTTATAGAAAGTGGAAAAGACGCTATAGAGAGATCGAGCACAGCAGGAGATACGCTCTAGGTAGAACTAGCTGGAGGTCTCAAACTGTAACACCAGGCCAGTCTGACCAGGAAGCGGGTAGGATTGTAAAGGGTAATATTATCCACGCCACCCTTCAGAATATACTTCCTCTAGTATATGCAAAAAACCCTGAAATACAGGTAAAACCAAACGAGCACGTTGACCCATCAGGTTTCGAGTATAGAACCGCCGATTTGTTTGCTAATACTCTTCAGATAGTATTAAACTCTTGTCTTCAAAAAGCTGAACTAAAGAGAGTATCTAAACAGGTTCTAAGATCCTGTATGGTTAGTAAGATCGGCATAATCAAGGTTACTTACCAGAGGGATTACATAAAAGACCCTTTGGTTAGTAGACAGCTAGACGATGCGCAAGATACTCTGGCATCTCTTATCGATACTATAAGAAAAGAAGATACTGTTGACGAGCAAGATAAAGACTCTCTAGTTCAAGAACAGAACATGATAGTAGAGAGCCTGCAGCAGAATGTAAATGTTATGCGTCGGGAGGGTTTGAACCTAGGTTACGTTCGTCCAGAAGATTTCAGGATGGATACATCTTTGGATTCCATATCTGACTACAAACAAGCAAGGTGGATGGCTAATAGAACTTGGATGACCCCAAAAGAGGTTATGTCT